ATTTCTTCCTATTGTTAAAGCATTAGTATCGAATGTTCCTGCGTAATCAACAAATGTTACAAAATCTCCTAAAGATGGAGATGCAGGTAATGTCATTGTAACTACTGCTGATGTTGTGTTAATAAAATATCCCTCTCCAGCTACTGCTGTAAAATCTGATGTTTTAACTGTTTGCCATTGTTCTCCACCTGAAACTTCTCCAAAAGTAATATTACCAGAACCATCAGTTTTCATTACTTGATCTGCTGTACCATCTGCTGTTGGATAACTTAATCCATCAAGAATTACTTTACCTGTTCCATCTGGTGTAATTGAGATATTTCCATTTGAAACTGAAACTATTGAATTACTATTAACATCTAAATCTCCACCTAATTGTGGAGTTGTGTCATTTACTAAATCTGTTGCTACTGTTGAATCTAACCAGTTCACAGTATTAGCTGAATAATCTAATTGTGCTAAAGATATATCATCTGCTCCGTCATAGAATTTTAAGGTTGGATTTGTTGCATTAGTTGTATCTAACCAAACTGTTCCTGCTACTGCTGAAGTAGGTCTTGATGATCCTGAATTTGATGTATTTACAGCTTCTAAAACAGAATTTAAATCTGATCTAAATGATGGAAATGATTGGTTTGCTATATCATAATCGTGTTGAGCCATGTGTTCTTATACTCCTTTTAAAAGCCTTTTGCAATATAATCAAAGGTACGACTTATCGCTGTACCACTTGAATTTTTAAATGTTAAATCAAAACCAGTTATTGTCTTGTTTTCAACCAAAAAGAAATCTCCTGTAGCTAAGTCTTCGCCTGTGATTCCAACTGCATAATTAACAGATTTAAATGGATTTGTAAATGTTACTGTGTAAGTTCCAGCACCAGAAGTTAAATCATTTCCACTAAATATTCTATCTTCCATATCTATAGAAACTGTTACCGCTGATACAACTGGAGTTGATGCTAAATCTCTTGAAATTAAAACTACTCTAAATTTAAAATATCTAGCTGTATAATTTCCTATTACAAAGTTTTGGAAAGCAGTATAAGTAACATTATCATCAGATGTAGCTATTTCAATATGTGCATTACAATTAGCAGAAACATCTCCATCAAAATTAGAAGAAGCAGAATCAAATAATCCACTTCTTGCATCAAATAAATCATCTGGATTATCTGCTGTTTGTGTTAATGATGCTGTAATTCTTGCAGTATGTTTAGCACCTATATCAATTATATCTGCAAATAAATAATTACCACTTTCATAAAAATCAGCACTAGTAACACCAGAATCAAAAAATTTAGTTGTTTCATCATCAAAATCTCCAGTAGCACTATCAAATAATTCTGATGAATCTAATTGAATAAAATTATCTATAACTACAGTATTATTTAAAGTTCCATTAAAATCAGGGTGTTCTGATTGTGTAGCAATAGAATTAAAATTTTGTATGCTTGTAACATTTGAAATAATAGCTGTTGCATTTGAACTAAAGTTACCTAATTTATCTACTGCTTTAATTAGATAAGTACCTTGTCTTGCAGGTACAGATATTGAAGTTGCTGGTCTTGATACTTTTTCTACTAATGCAACTGAGTTTTGCCAATCAGCAGTTCCATCAGTTTCTTCACTAAATCTTAAACTGTAATATGCTAAATCTAAATCAGGTATTTGTGTCCATGAAAGATGTGCTTCTTGTCCAACAACATTACACGCAAAATCTTCTACATCAGATGGTGGCTCAATAGCACCTATAATTGTTCTTTGTTCAGAAACATAAGTTGAAGATACTCCCAATGTATTTACAGCTTTTACTCTTACATCATAAGTTTGTTGGTCAATTACATTTAAAACTCTGTGATTTAATCCTGAACCTTGTGCATAAATAATAAAATCTGAATCTGTACTTCTTTTGTACTCTACTTGGTAATAATCAACAAAGCTATCAAGAGAAACACCTATTGATACATCTAAAGCTACAATTACAGTTCCATCATTATATTCAATTAAAGTATCATCTAAAGTAACACTTGCTGGTGGTTGGATAGTAAATGGATTAGGTAAATTAGTTGATGGTACTGCTGTTGCTTGTGTTTTAGAAACCCATGTATAGTGAGTTGCTTGATACTCTACTAAAGATAATCCTACTGTAAAATCTTCATTAAAGGTAATACCAATAACTCTAAATGGTTTAGCAGAAAATCCTAAAGAAGAATGTGTAATATTAACTATATCTCCTATCGCTAAATCATAAGCATCTAAACTAACTGTAATACCTAGAGATAATGCTTCTCTACTTCTTCTAAGTATAACTTCAGCCATCTCCTCTGCTTGATATGGAGATGTAATAGTTTTAAAGTCAAATCTACCCTCTAACAAAAATCCACCATCAGCAGTTTTCATAGTTGCATGTTTATCTGCTGTTGCATAACCACTATCGTCAATAGCTGGATATTGAATTTCATTAACTTGAAAATTTCTTGATGGGTCAACAAAACTCACAATAACTCTATTATATTTTTCGTTTTTATTTGGTGTTGATAAACTATAACCACCTATAATATCATCTTCTGTTAATGTTATACTTGCACTTCCTGTTGTTTCAATAATTAAATTATATTTACCAGCACTATATGGAAGATAACCTCTGCAACCTTTTATAAGTTCTCTAACATTATCTATGATGTTTTTTGATGTATCTAATGCTGTGTTTGTGTCAAAAATATTTATATCACTACCACCTGAATATGGTGTTACTTGTGTTTCGCAAACTTGTGAAGCATCATAAAAAGATTGTAAATTTATTTCACTTATTGCTAATCCTTTTCCATATCTAGTGTTAGTTAAATAGTCTAATAAACACCATGATGGATTAGTAGAATAAGCTGGAGATTGTGCTTGTAAGCTAGAATTATAAGCTACAACTTTTTTACCTTGTATCTTTGCTTGTACTTTTGGAATACCAGAAAAAGCATCTTGATTCCATTTAAATCTAATTGCTAAATAGCATAAACCAGATAATTTATGATTACTTCCCCAAGATGATAATGTTGATAATAAAGATGATGCTGATTGACCATCAGTTCCATAATGAGGCTCTACTTTAATTAGACTTGTTGAATCTTTATAAAAATTACTATCAGAACTATTTACTTCAACTTCTGTTCCATCTGATAATGCACTTGCCCATGTAATAACTTTATCATCTACTCTTATTTCTTCTATATCGTTTATTTCTCCCTCTGCCATAACTACAGCCATATACAAATAAGTATTATCTGTACCAGAAGTTTCTACAAATACTCTAGTTCCCCCTGTGAGTCTTTCTCCATAAATTACAGGAATATTTGCGTCATTAGATTGTTTATTAACTAATAATCCTTTTTCAAAATTATCAAAATCATTATTACCAAAATCAGGTTGATCTGGAATTTTTGGTCGTAATACCCAAGATAAAAATAAAGTAATACCTAACTGAACAAAAGGGTTTTGTAATATAGGTATTCTTTTTGTTATAAAACTTACAGCACTTTTAACAACACCTTTAACACTAAAAAAAGATTTAATTCCTGTTTCGTTAATAGGTTTTCCATATCCACCTAATTGTTTTAATATTTTTTCTTCTTTTTCATTAATGTAAGCAATAAATTCGCCTTTGGGTGCATATCTATTTAATATTTTTTTTGCTATTTTTACTAAAAGTTTATCAAACCAATTAAACATTATTCTCTACCCCATTTAATATCTAATATAGTTTGAGAACTAAAATCCATACCAACATCTGTACTAAAGAATCTTTGTTGAGATGTATTGTTAGTCTTACGACCATTCTTTTTTTCAAAGTCTGCCCAATGTGATACTATTGACAATTCTACAGAACTTGCATTTTGAGATTCAGATATTCCAAAACTTTCTATATTTCCTTTGTATAATAAAAAAGGGTCAGCAATTAATGTATTAGAATCATTTAAAAAACCTCTATAAATTAATACTTCGTCATTTGTTACATTTTCGTTTAAAACTAATGATATAAATGTTTGATCTGCACCTGATAATACTAAACTTATAGTGGCTTTGCTTAAATCTGTTTGCTCACTATGTTCAGATATACCCATAATAAAATCACTAGAAGAATAAGTAACTGATGAGCCTGTAACTGATGATGTTAGATCAAATGAGCAATCTGTTATATTAACAGGAGTAGCAAACCCAATAGTAATAAGATGAACAGGCCTAATATCATTAGTCGCTAGTTCGTTCTTTATCGCTGTTGTTAGGCTTCTCGTCATATTGTTCGTAAGTTGTTTGAGTTACACTTTCTGTACCTTTTAACATAGTATATTCAAATTTGCTATTAGGTTTCTTGTATTCTTTAAGATCGTTAATA